TGGTGGGCGAGGGCGGCCTCGTGTTCAGACCTGCCCATCTTCGGGGCCTCGTGGAACTCTTCCCCATAGGAGAACCCGAACGTCTCCAGCTGGTCGTTGAACGTATTGCCCAGGAGCCATGCCTTGCCGGCCTCCATCAGCACCCCGAGCCCGCTCTTGTTGACCATGTCGAGATTGTGCTGCGGGAGATCATGCTGTCCGGCCACTACGAGCATCTTCGGGAGGAACTCGATGGCCATCCGGATCAGGTAGGGTGACGGCTTCCAGTGATGGAAGATGTCTCCCGCGCACAGGACTGTGCAGTCATACTTGAGCTGGAGCCTCTTCAGCCACCGGACCTTCCCCCACTGGGCCTCCCAATAGTCGTCGGTCCGGCACACGGGGGTGTCCTCCCTCAGGTGAAAGTCAGAGCACAGGATCGCGTCCGGGCGGGGCAGGACGTCCAGCTTGTCTTTCGGGGCGGGATTGGTTCTGGGCATCACTTCCTCCTCCATGGCTGGCCGCAGGTGGGGCAGGTCTCCGGCCGGGCGGCATCGTACTCTGCCTGGACAACCTCCGCCTCCCCTGTTCTGGTTTCGAGGGCCTCCTCCGCAGCGCGGATCCTGCCGACCAGAAGATGGAGATGAAGGATCGCATCATCCTTGGGAGCGATCTGCTTCATGGCAACCCGGCACCTGTTCAGAACCTCTCCCGCCGGGAGAATCCTCTCCGCCTCCAGGACCCGGGCCGAGGACCGTTCTGCCTGCTCCAGGACGGCCCTCAGCCTGAACAGGTCCGCCTCCCTGGATTTTGCGGTTTTTAGTGTCGTTTCGGCCCGACCCAGGGCTTCCCCCGCCCTCAACAGGGAAGACGCGATTTTGAGCTGGTTTTGGAGGCCTGGGAGCCTTTTTACGAGGTCCCCCAGGGCCGTTTTCCTGGTTTCGGCCTCCCGGAGGCGTCCGGACGCCCCTTTTGCCTCTTCCAGGTCCTGTTCCATGGCCGGAAGGTAGTCGTAGGACTCGATCTTCTGGGTGAGATTCATTTCCAGTGTCTCCGCCCGGCGGGTGTCAGCCTGGTTCTCCCGGACCCGGGCGGAGATGTTCGAGTGTGCCCGGTCGATCGAGTCCAGCGAGGCCACACGGTTCAGAATCCGGGCCACTTCTGCTGAAGACTCTGACAGGAGGAATGGGGAGTCCATCTGGGCCTGGAGGTTGATGTCGTCGAGGTCAAGGAGGGTGCTGACCGGTTCGGGCACTCCCTGGCCGATGGCCTTCAGCTCCTGGGCTCCATCTGCCGGGTGATGGATAACGTACTGGTTCTTGCTCTTTGTCCTTTCTCGGGCAATAGTTGTGTCACAGTTCATTTGTAGGGAGACCTCTGTGTCTCCTCCCCATGTGGATCGGAACGAGTCACCGATGGGCCTGTTGCGCGCGACCCAGTTCAAAGCCCTCAGGACGGCACTCTTTCCCGAGTCCGAGGAACCCACGATGACGTTCACGCCTGGGTGGAGGTCCAGGTCCGTCTTCCGATGGGATTGGAAGTTCTCGATCGTCAGATGCTTAATCACGCAATGCCCTCCTGAACTCGATCAGCTCCTTGCAGAGGTCGAAGAAGTGGGCGGCGTCCAGCACCACAACTGGATTCGTGTGACTCCTCTTCATCACAACCATCCACTCAGTCAGCTTGTCATCAACACCTTTCTTGGCCTGCTCGATGAAGGCGGGCACTGACCACGACTCCTGCCACTTGCACTCGACGGCATAGTTGAAGTCCAGCAGAACATCCCCGACCAGCCGGATGTCCACCCCGGGCTGCGCACCCTCCCTGGGGGCGATCATCTCGTCTGGCCCCCATGGGTAGCCGGTGATGCGGGAGATCTCGGAGGCCGTCCAGTTCTGGAGATTGCGGCCCTTGGCCTTGGCGCTGGACCGCTTGATGGGTTTCTTCATTCGTATCTCCTCTTCCGGTTGATGGCGAGGGTGGCCTCGATCTGGTTCCAGCACTCCTGCGTCGCATTTTTGAGAGAGGACTCAAGCCCCAAGGACTCTATGGCGGAGAGCAGGTCGGCCCTGTCCATCGGGGTCAGGTCCATGGCGGGGTCGGTCTGTATCTTGTTCCCGGTCTTTTTCCACCACTCCTCCTCCACCAAGAAGTCCACCATGCTGCCAATGTCGTCTACTCCATAGTCATAGAAGACAGGAAAGCGAACAGTGCGTAGCTTGCCGGTGACTTTGTTCTTGGTGACCTTGGCCTCGACGAGTTGCCCGATGATGTGATCCTTCCCCCTCACCTTCTTCTTGAGTTGCTTGACGGCCGCAAGCCAGCATACCAGCTGGGCGTTGTGATCAAGGGCCTTCCCCCCGGCACGTACGAACTTAGGGGACCAGGGACCCGATGCGTCGAGGTTTTCCCTAACCTGACTTACCACCACCAGCAGTCCGCCGGAGTCCCGTATGGCTTTCTTCTTGAGCCTGAACAATTCACTGGACCCCTTCGCCCTCCCCATGCCATAGGATCCCTTCCCCTTCTCCCTCTTCCCGGCCCTGGCCTCACGAGCCAAGTCGTACTTGGCTGCATCTGCCTCCGCGCCGATCATGTCAAAGGAGTCCAGCACGTGGATGAACCTCTTGCCCTTTTCGAGGAGGTCGTGGATGCGATCCGTGTACCCCTCAATGGTACTCACCGGCTCCGGCAACTCGATTCTCTTCTTTGCCCTCTCCCCGAACAGACGGGCCAGGTCGAATCCCATGGCAGCCTCGGCGTCGTCGTAGACCAGGCACGTCTTGTCCCTCTCCTTGTTCGCCGCGACCTCCGCCAGTCCACTCAGGACGAGTATGGTTTTGCCTGCGCTCTTATCACCTACGATGTTCACCACGCTCCCGATTGGGTACGCCCCGTCTGTCGAATCCGCACAGGCGAGGTTCAAGAGGGTGGATCCGGAGGAGTGAAGGGTAGGGAGAACCCCCGGCGTCTTCTTGCCGGGGGTCAGCCTTCTATCCTTCAGTTGTTGGGTCAGAGTCTTCGTTGGTAGGGGGATTGTTCTTGCCACGGAGCCACTCCATGAATCGCTTCTTGTGTATGAAAATCTTTCCCTCCGGCACCGGACGATGTCCGTATCGGAAGCGGAGGGCATATTGGCGAATGGAAGCATCGGAGTAGGGCATCCCCATTTGCTTGCTCAGCTCCGCTGCCTCCTTTGCTGTGATGAAGGCGGACTCCTTTCCTTTCATCTTAGCCACCGTCATGGGAGCTCTCGTACGCCTCGGAACAGGCAGGCCAGACGTTACATTCTCGGCAGTCGTCGTATGCATCGTTGTCGTCTCCAAAGGTGTGGTTGTAAGGACATTCATTGTCCTTCAACTTCTTGGGGACCCCATCCCTCGACCTCCTCGGCTCCGCTGGGGGTGGTGGGGCCTCCTCTTCCTCCTCCTCCTTCTCTTCCCTTGCCTCTGTCCTTCTCTGCGGGGGCGCCGTTCTCTCAGACCTGGTCCTCGTAGCCTGAGGCTTGGTCTCCTCGGCCTGAGGCTTGGTCTCCTCCTTGGTCTCGGTCTCCTCAAGGCCCAAGAACTTTGTCCGGAGAGCGTCGTAGGTCGGGATATTCATGCACCCCTGGATGTTGACCTCGTCAGCCTGGGTTAACAGCTTCTTGGCCAGCGCTATCCGTTCCCGGAAAGAAATGCTCTCCGCGTTGAGGAAGGTCCCCCCTGCGCCGAATGACTTTTCCTCAAACCATGTCCGGAGGGTATACCCCTTGCCGGTAGGCCAGTAGAAGGTCCCGACATCCTCCAACCCCTCGTCCTCGGCAATCTTGATGTGGGTGGCGAGGCGTTCCCAGAACGCGAACTCGCTGATGTCCAGCACGGCGAGTTTGCCGGCCTCCTCGGGGTCCTCCACCAGAATGAGGTTCCTCCAGGAGGGGAAGAGAAGCTTGGCCTCTTCCTTGTTGTTGTCGGCGAACAACTGCCCACGCTCCTCACAGATGGGACATTTGCGGTCGACTGTGGTGGGGCAAATGACCGTGTCATTGTTGGCCCCCACGTTGCGGTGGATCTTGTACCGCACCCTCCACCAGATCTCCCCCTTGTCCAGGGGGGGCCGCTCGAGCTGGTGGATCACGGTGCTGGTGAAGGGGACGACGTTCAGGTCAACCTTCCCTGCTTTGGGGCGGAAGAACCCAATCCCCTCCGGGAGAGTGATGGTGGTAGGGCCCCCACTCCGTCCGGTGTTCTGGTGTCGCTCTCGAGCACGTTCCCTTGCCCTGTCACGGGAATCGTCGCGTTTGGAGGCGGGGGAACCTCTTCTTCTTTCGTCCTCACGCATTGTCTTTCTCCTTCCTGTTGGTGTGGGCTGTTCGGACTCTTTGTCCTTTGGTCACATCGTTACGCTCCCGGAGCCTGTCTCTCGTCGCCTGAGACAGATCCCGGGGCTCCTTTGGTCCGGCGAAGTACTCCTGCCCATGGAGCCTGACAAGATTCTCCAGGGCGGACTTGCGTTGATCCATGGCTCGTACGGCGGAGGACAGGAGGTTTGCGTCCGCTGTCAATGTCATGTACTCGGCCATCGCCTCCTTGTATTCAGGGTGCACGATGATTGCTGCACTCACGACGGCCTCAGTGAACTTAACACCCGCGTCCTGGTATGCGCTTCTGACTGTGGTGTCCAGCTCGGCGCGGGTGACATCGAGGCGTTCCTTGGCTTCATCGGCTCGGGCCTTGGCCTCCGCCTGCTCCCTGGCATAGCGAAAGAACAGCTGGGGTTGTTGGAGCCATTCAACATCGAGGGCGTCCGGGTCGATGGCAAGATCCTTCTCGTAGTCCATGGTGGGTTTTCTCCTCTCTATTATTATAGGTTGGAACCTCGGTAAGTAAGAAAAAAAAACTATGTCGCCGTTGACTGAACTACTCGGTAGCAAAGCACCACCATCCCCGACCAACCAGTGGTCAGGAACGCAACACGCTCCATCTCATCTGCGACCAGGAACGCTTTCGGATTGTCTTGCTTACGAAGGATGGCGGCACAATACCCAATCACCGCCCTGCGAACTCGCTCAGGGTCCTCCGCCTTCAGGCCCTCAAGGATCTTGGCGACAGTCTGCCACTTGACCTTACTATCCATCAGGACCCGACACAACTCGATGACCTGATTCTGTTTGGCCGCCATCCTCTGAGCCGCCTCCCCCATTTTGTCCGGGGGGAGGGCGATGACCTGCTCCAGAATCATAAGGGCGTCCCGAACCGCTCCCAGGGAGTCCCTGGCAATCTGCTCGGCCACCTCCTGGGGCAGGCGGACCCGTTCCTTTCGTGCCACATTCCTCAGCAGGTGCGCCAGGGGCTCCTCGTCCAGGGGCTCTACCTGGAACTGAGCGCACCGGGACCGCACCGTCTTCAGGAGTTTGTCCGGGTCCGTCGTAGCCAATAGGAACACGGACCTTCTCGGGGTGTCCTCCAAGAGCTTCAGCAGGGCGTCCTGGGCCTGAGGGCTCATCCTATGGCACTCATCCAGGATCCATGCACGGCGCTCACTCCGTGTGGGCTTGAACGAGGCCTGGGAGCGGATCTCCCGGACATTGTCCACCCCGGTGTACTGGGCGGCGTCCACCTCGTGGAGATCCGCCGGGTCGGTGCAGCCCATCTCCCGCGCCACTATCCGGGCCAAGGTGGTCTTCCCACACCCATGCACCCCTGAGAACAGCCAGGCCCTCGGGGGGTCATTCCCCGTCAGGAGTGCTCGGATAGACTCCACGGTGACCGAGTTTCCACTGATGTGATCCAGGCTCAGGGGTCTGTGTTTGTTGTAGAGGGTCATGCAGGTCTCCCATCTCATACCAACTGCTGTTAGGTTTGGATCGCTCGACCTCCAGGTCCAGCGGCACTATGATCCAGGTCCACTCTCGGGGCAATCTTTCTTGGACTAATTTCCTGAGTACGTCAAACCATCCAACGCACTGGTCCTCGGGGAGGTCGAAGAGAGCGGAGTCATGGATCTGTCCGACCAGCAGGACGTCGGGCCACCCCTCCCTCATCTCCCGCACGGCCCAGGTGAGGACCTTCAACAGGCAATGGAAGGCGGCACCCTGGACGGGGTAGTTGATGGCCTGGTTCTGTTCCATCTCCCCTGAGCACCGGAACCCAGTGAGGGTGTCAAAGTAACCCTTGCGCAGGTAGTCCTTCCACCAGCGTTTCTTCCAGTCACGGTAGACGGGAAAGCGTTCATCCCACATCCTGCGCTCCGCTTTCTCCACGAGCTTCTCGAACGCCTCGTAGGACCCAATCCCCTTCCCGGCCAGGCGCTCCTCGAGCGTCAGGCCATTCACATCCAGAGTGTCCCGCAGGGCCCACATTCCCTGTGCACAATCTCTGTACCAGTCTCCGTAGAACTCTGGGAACACAAATCCATTCTTTGCTGCATGACGGACCTGCTTTGACACGGCTTCTCCGGGCGCCATGAGAAACAACTCCCGGGCCATGTCTGAGTGCATGGCACCCGGATCTGTTCTCAGATACTCCAGCATCGTGGGATCTTTGTGATAGCAGGCCGCAATGCCTACTTCCAGGGCCTTGAAGTCCACCTCCATCAACGCCCTCCCGGGCCGGGGGATGATGGCCGGGCGTATGTACCGTTTGAACTCGGGGTCCCTGGTTGGGATGTTCTGGAAGTTCGGGTTGCTGCTGCTGCTCCTGTAGGTCCTCACCGTGTTCAGATGGAAGAAGGGGTGGAGGTACCAGAGGCCATCCGCATGTTGTACTGCCTCTCGTTCCAACCCTCCAAGGTAGGTGCTGTGGGCCTTGCGCAGCTTCCGCAGCAGGATAAGATCCTCGACCCCCTCCACCTTCATTTCTTTGAGCACTTCGTTCTTCACGCTGACCTGCCCCTTGGCGGTGAGCTTGTCCCCCGAGACCCCCAGCTTCTTAAGGACTTTGACCAGCTGGGGGTTGCTCTGGGTGTTGCGGCGCTTGTCAGGGAAGGCGGTTACCCATGCCATGCCCAGGGGGGTGGAGTCAAGGAAGTACTTCTCCACTTGTTCAATCCTGCTGGAGATCCGCTTCCGGGTCCGACGTAGGTGTTCCATATCCAGGCAGATGCCAGTCTGTTCGGCCAGGGCCAGGGCCTCAGCGCCATCCAGTAGGAGGTTGTTGGCATCGGCCATGGTCATGATCTTTCGTTGTTCCACTCCTCTTGTCTCCTCTCTGTCAGAACGGAATGTCGTTCCGCCGCAGCAAGAGTTCCTGTCGTCGGTAGAGTCGGAACTCTAGTAGGGCGTCCATGCCACAATACAACAAGAGCTCACGCATCGGAGCTTGGTCGATCCGATTGAAGGCGTTGGCGTCTTTGTCTCCTGACTTCAAGAACTTCCCCACCTTGTCGTTGTAGACCCCGGCACCGAGGATAGCGAACGCTTGGAACTTGAGGCCGGATACCCCAGGGCGGTTGTCCAGCACATGGGCCGCCAGCATTGTGTCCCATATCCACCCTGTGGGCACCACACCCAGGCGGACCGATGCCCACATGGATTCGAACTGGATGTGGTGGGCTATCTTATACATCCGTGGGTTACCCATGAATCGGGCCAGCCCCGTCCGGGCCCTGCCATCGACAGGGAAGGCGAAGGTGGATTGACCGTCAGAGATCGCCGCACACACAATCCGATGTCCCTCTGCATGTGGGCGGAGTCCAGTGGTCTCGAAGTCTACAGAGTAGGCCCTCTCCTCCGGCAGAGCTCTCAGCTCTCGGGCGGCCTCATCGGGTGACATCAGGCGGATCGTGGACTGGTCGATTACTTCGGGTAGGGGCGCAGTCTGTTGCAGAGCGTTTCGAAGGTCGTCTATGAAGATCCTCTCCACGGCGCTCCCCTTGCGATTGTCCTTCGTGCGGATGACATAACTTGGGTGCCAGGTCGGGCACACCCATGCTCCAAACCGATGGTCCGGAATGTGAAACCCTCTCCATCGCCCAATGCCCCCCAGGGCCTCGTCGGTTTGGGCCCACTGGTCCCCCACCACCGACTCGAGGGCGGGGTTGCCCAGGAGGATGATCTGGCGCGGGGGATGATCCCGGACTTCCTCGAACACATGCCCACGACATGCTTCGATCTCATCCGGCAGGGGAGCGCGGTTCGAGGGGGGACGACACCGGACAGAGTTCGTCTTCCGTCCATCCCGGTCCAGGTCGAAGTCCAGGTCTCGGAGCACTTTGCGGAAGTACTGACCAACCTTGCCCACTAGTTGGGTCCC